TTCACTTGGTGTAGCAATAATTCTTCTCTGGTGGATAATTCTTTTTTTAATTGATTGGCTGCTTCAACGTCTACCCGCACCCCTAGGAAGCGCATATCAACTAGACAAGGAAAAAGATCCGTCTCAAGATTAAATATATCTTGTAGGTCTTCTTCAATTATTTTTGTTTTAACACACTGCCAAAGATCAAAAGTTAACTCTGCATCTTTTTCTGCGTATGCTCCAACTTCACTTGCAGGTAGTTTCCACATATCAGCTTTTGGATCTAGTCCTCTTGACTTAGCTGCTTCGTTAAGTGATCTCTCATTCTTGCCTTTGTTTAAATAATGCCAAGACAAAGTATTGAGTGTAAATGAAAATCTATTTTCATCTAGGAGTGAACACGCAATCATCGTGTCTACTATTAAACCATTGATTTTTAAGCCTAATTTTCGTATCCAACATACGTCGTACATTGCGTTATGAAATATTTTTGTAGCTGGACATTCAAGAATATCTTTAAACCATTCTAAAGTTTTCTCTCTGTCCATATTGGGTCCTTCACCATGTGCTATAGGAAAATACCAATTGTCGTGTTCAACTGCTACAGCTATTCCAACAACTTCACCACGTCCTACAACTGCACCCGATCCTAAAGATTTTAAATCTGTATCTCTTGTTTCTAAATCAATTGCTATCTCAGGGTAATCACGTAGATCAGGATATTCTTTATGCATCACCCATTCTGTTTGAGCTTGCATGTAGCTTGGTAACTTCATGAGTAATCCCTTTCTAATATCATTTCTAAATAATGTATTGCTTTTTGTATGTCTTGTGCTTTGCCTTTAGACTGATGCCTGCAAATATATTTTATAGCATTGCCTTCCGCAAATAATAATTTGTTTTCATTAATAAATTCTGCGGGCTGAATTTTCATCGAGCGATAGTGCTTCCCGCCTACCTGCTCTTCCAAAGAATTATACGTTGTTCCTTTGAACATATCTTTGTTGGTCATAGTTTATATTCCTTTATTACTTTTTTAGCTTTTAATTTATATAGATTATTTCTTGCTCTTGAAATGCCCACATACCANACTCTATGCTCTTCATCTTGTTTGTCAATGCTTTGTTTAATTCCTTTTTGAACTTTACTGCTTTGATGTAAAGATAAAATTACATTATCTTCTTCACCACCTTTTGCTGCATGAATTGTAGATACAAATATCCTTGCTTTACTACTTAATTTTTCTCCTGCGGCTAACATATTTCTAATGTATAAAACTTCTTTATGTGGAGCTGCAGTAAATACATCATACCATTCTTTATTTTTATTCCAAAATTTTGCATCAGGTATATAATCTCTTATGTCATTTATCTCTGAAGGTTCTAATGCTTCTTCCGTTTTCCATTTTGTGTAAGCCACTGCAGCATTGTATATTCCAACTGTAAAACTTTTACCTTTGTTACTTTGATAATACAAATTTTTACGTCGTAGCTCTTCCATAATTGTAAGCAAATTACTTTTAGTTCTAGATAAAATTAACCAGTTACCTTCTTGTAAATTAACCTGGCCTAAGTTATTAATATGTTGAGCCGATCCTTCAGCTGGTCTGGGTAAATATTTTTTATGTTTCCTGATGCCTGCTATACGGCTAATGGGTATTTCAGATTGTTGCTGTACAGCTCTTGATATTCGTCTTGAATGTTTTAAAATAATTTCTCTACCAGGTTCAGTAATAAATCTATTTACATCAGCTCCAGCCCACGCATAAATAGCTTGATCATCATCACCAGCTAAATATAAATGATCAGTTTTAGTTTTTAATATGTCAACTAATTTCCATTGTAGTGGAGATAGATCTTGAGCTTCATCAATAAATATTGCTTTTAATTTTGGTATCTTGTCTTGTCTTTCTATCAATGTTTTAATCAAATCATTGAAGTCCATTATTTCATTTATCTTTTTATATTCTTTTAAAGTGCTAGCTATATTTTTGAGAGCACCCCAATCAATAACTTTTCTATCGTGTTCGTTTCTATTAAATAATTCTTTTATTTCTATATCTAAATTTATAGCTTTACCTATCATTTGAAAGTATGGATTGTTACAGGTAAGATAATGTGTTTGCTCTTCGTTATATTTATCCGCATAGTTTACACGAATACCTAACAGCTTTCCTATTTCTTCATAGTTATAGGGTTGCATAATTTGTTCTTCATTCATACTCAAAAGATGAAAACAAAACGCGTGAATAGTTTGAAAGTATGGAACTTGTTTTTCCGATACTCCCACCCTATCACGCGCAACTCCAGAGGCTTTTTTAGTAAAAGCAAAGTATCCAATCTGGTGATATGGAGTACCAGTTCGAACATAAGCTTTTACCCTTTGAAGTAATCTGTATGTCTTTCCCGTTCCGGGAGGACCAAATATTTTAGTTACCTTTGCCATTTGATTTTTTAAATGTATCTACTAATTTTCCTTTGTAGCCCATGACACCATGATGAATTGTTTCACCATCTACAACGGCATGAAATTTAAAACCTGCTTCTCTTACTAGATCACAAAACTTAACATCCTCACCTATCCAAATACCATCTTTAAATTCTGTCTCCCAAAAATTGTAAAGATAATTTGAAGCTTCTTTTGAAATAGCGCTATAGTTTTTAATCTTTAAGTCAGGGTGTTTAGCCATCAACTGTTCATATACTTTTCTGTGAATCATTGTGAGCCCTGCAGGACCTCTTTTAATTTCACAGATTCCTTTGTCATCTATGTTTATGTTTTGATAATCTTCAAAGTTTACAGAGTATTTAACAGAATTATCTTGTGTCTTTTTTCTATAAGGACAACAGATAAAATCTTTTTCTGCTATTATCATTCGTCCTACTACGTCTGGTTCAAACTCTACGTCGGCATCAATAAACAATTGATAATCAAAACCTGATTGTAAAAACAATGCTGTTAATATATTTCTACCATAACCTATGTAAGGACATTTAAATGTATTGATTGTTGTTTTTATTTTTGCAGTGGTAAATTTATCAAATAGTTTTATTAATGATAAACATGTTCCCACGTGCATTTGATCATATGCAGGTAATGATACGCATATGCTGGGTACTTTTTTCGTCATACTATCTCCTTTTTATCTTCTATTTCTACTTTTTCGTCTGGTGTTTCTTCACGCTCTAATCCTTCTATTGGTAATTTTAATACTCTAAGTTGTGGAAAAGATTCTTTGTGGTCGCCTTTAGGAAATCTTTTTTTACAATCAAAGTCTCCTTTAAAATGTTGGCGAATTAAATGAGCTGTCCTATCTCTTTTCTGAGTCCAGTCACTTCGTTTAAGTTCTTCATAAAATTTTTGAAATATAAAATAATAATAATCATCTTCTATTAATACTGATCCACTTTCAAATGCCGTGTTAGTTGTTGCCTCTGGTCCGTTTACATATTCTATCAAAGCTTCTTTTAATATTTCTATAGGATTGGTTCCTATAGGTGGTGGCATATCTTTTTTAGTTGCCCACAATCCCTCTAGTATTTTTTGAAATTCATTCTGTTTTATTATTGGTGGAAAGATACTTGTACTATCAGCCACCAACTTACGCATTTGTTTTACTTCATCCATACGACTTATGTTCTTTGCGTGCACTTGNACTACATCGTTGTTACCTAACTCTACATCAAAAAAATATTCTGGTTCTGGTCTGTAAGTTATTTTAATTAGATTAGATAGTTGTGGCCAGTGTGTATCTCTATTACTTCCTATACCAAATTTTCTTTTGATACATACACCTTTTGCACAATATGCAGAGATAGGTAAGTCATAACATGTATGGCCTGCAGTATCTTTTTTCCAAAATTTTATTTTGTCTTTTACTTTTTCATCACCCCATATCTCATCGTATTGTATATAATTTCTAGCTGCTTCTAATACTTTTTTATCCCAGGACTCTGGATATTTCTTTTTACAAAAAACCATATAGTTAAATAAAAATCTATCTCTTTCATCTTTTAGTTTGGCGCCTGATTCCTGGACCTGTTTGCAAATAACCTGAAGACAAGGAGGACCATCTTTTAAATCATCTGGACCACCAGTAAGTTCATCATTTACTTTTTTAGTAATAAGTTCTTTTAGTGAATCTTTAGTTTGTAAGTTTGCTTCAACTACATTTAAAAAATCTTTGTATTCTATAGCACTACCATCCGCTTTAAGTGCTACACGTTCTATCTTTTTGAAGTACGGTAAATTTATAAAACTACCTACAGTTTTTTCTCCGTTTTGATTCTTACCTAATTTAGTTTGTTTAGGATATATTTCTGTTTTGGATGATAGTCCAAATAAAAATAATAAATTTTGTAATACTTCTCTTATCAAAGTTGAAGGTACTTTTTCTTTTGTAAAAATATAAATATGTAGTCCACCACTTTTTGATTTAATTGGTATTACAGGTAGACTTTTTTTATCTATGACTTGTAAAAATTTTCCTATGTTAAAATCAGAGTAACTTGTAGGATCAATATCTATTGCTCCAAATGAACATGTGCCTTCATCATCACAAGGTTGTAGTCCTATTGATACTTTGCCATCTAAATGTTTTTGATAGTCTTCGTCGGATATTGCTCTGTGAGCCCAGCCATAATCACCTGGGTCAATCTTTAACTTACCTGTGTTTTCATCTATGTAGCCATTCTCTACATTGCAGAAACCAAAGTCTCTAGTTAATCCTGTAAAATACTTTT